AAGTTTTCATACTGGATAAAATTCTGTCCGTTTCTTTCTACGCCATATGAAGGATAATAATATCCATAATCAAAACCTACATTATGTTGCCATTCTATTAACATATTAGACAATGTTGAATATTGTTCATCTCCATTAACAATTTCATAGGTTTCAAAATACAATCTTATCTCTCCGATTTTATCAGATTCAACATTAGCATCATAAACAATATCAATTATTTGAGCTTTTAATGTTAAAGGTTTCTCTGGAAAAATAATGTATCGATTGAGAGGTGGCGAACCTTCATCAATAAAAGATGACAATGATTTTGCTTCAACTGTATCATAATTATCATCATATGATGAAATTGTCTTTATAATACATTTACTTGCATTTCCAGAAAAGAAATTATTTAGATAAACACCTTGACCAACAAAACAAGTATTCTTTGGAACATTAAATGTAACCAACCAAGTTTCTGGGTCTGAATTAGGATTAAAATAAGCAGGGAATGGGGATATTCCAAAGGTTCCACCAAAATCATAAGTTGGTGAAATTCTTTGCGTAACATTTATCAATTGGCCAATTCTAAATTGGCATTGTTCAACAATTCCATAAATTGGATTTATTGGCTCATAATTTTCATTATAGGTTGCATTATTATTGTAAATAATCTGTGCCTTGTTACTTAATGTGCATACATTAGACCCTGTTCGTAAAACGATTACATCTTTTGTGTAATCAGTTTGAGCAGATACATTATTCCAATTAGTAAACCAAGAATTAGGAACACTTGGTAATGTATAAATTGGAGCTTCTGCGTAATAACCAGGATAATTAGGATTATCTTTATTTTGATAAGGAGTAAAAGGCCAATTGGGATTTGGTATGCTATAATCTGGAATTGTTGGCTGAACCCTTGGTGGATCATACTCTTGAGGGTTTGCATAAGATTGAACGCCATAATAATTGTTGGCGTATGATAAAAAAGCTAAATTATATTGACCAAATGGGGATGGCATAAATCAAAGAGTCCAATAAATATAATAAGCAGAGTTTGGCTGCGTATATTTATGCCTTTGCGACCAAATTATTTTTTTCACATAATTATAAACATTTACAACACCCGTATCTGGATTTTTAGATACACTTGCTATTGAGAAATTTCCATAATCATCGGAATCAGCAGGTTGCTGTCCTGTCTTAATTCTTGGATATTGCGAGTTGTTAAAATTATCATCTGGCCAAGTGTGTCCAGCGTTACCAGCTTTAATATAAATGTTAGACTGATTATTATTAAATTGGATTTGCAATTCTGGCGGCTCTGGTGCTGTCATTAAATTATCTGCACCATTTCCATCTCCAATCAAAGGAACAAGAGAGTTGATAGTTCCTGGAACAATTTTTGCATACCAATTTTGGTTATCTCCTTCCTTCTGGTAAACCGTAACTTGAAATGGATAGATTTCTTCTGGTGCTGGAAGCAGGGGAACATCACGACCCTGCGAATAGGTCGTTCCAGATGATGTAGCATTGTAAAGCAAACCAGACGAGTTTACACCCGTCTTTGCAGTTTGAATACCGCTTTCAATTCGTCTTAAAGGTATGCTCACGATGATTCGTAGATTGGATAAATGTCTTTATCCCATCCACCAATACCAGAGATGGCCAAATCTGCGACCACCTTGAATGTCTTACCATACTGCTCAACCCCGACATTGGTGATTAGGAAATTGCGATGGATCTTTGCCGTCCATTCTTCTGAATATATAAAACTTCCGTCATAAACCCCAGGAGTTGCCAATGCCTTGATATTTGCTGGAAGATTGAAAGCGCTTCCATCATTTACCCAACCTGTTAATGAAACAAGGTTCATAGCACCAGCCAAAGCCGATGCTTCCGTATAACCAGATATATATATCGTCGCCTTAATTGATGGCATACCACGATAATAGGATTTAACACCCGCCTTAATGTTTTGATTGTTTTTATCGCTTTCGCTTTCTTTCGGTTGAGCGGGTAAGAAATCTACAAATTCCCAACCAGATTGGGCACCACCAGACCTTACTCTTGGTTGCCATAATACACGATTAGGATTTTTAATAACACCACTATCAGCTGGAACCCGATAAGGAGTATATCCATTATCTTTATCGTCTGGATAAATGGCTAAAACATTTAGGAACCCACCATTGGTTACATTTAATTTTAAGAAATTCGGGTGGTGGGTAATATCCTCGGTTGAGCAGCTTCCAGATACGGAGCATTGAGGAAGTGTTGCGTAAACACCTTCACCAAGTGATGTAACACCAGGATATTCATTATCTACGCCAATGTAATCTGCCGTAACCGTTGCTATGCCATTCTTCTCGACGACATAACTTGATTTCCATAACTTCAAATTGGCAAACCTTGATGATGGTCCACCGCCAGAAGCCAATGGATGTGAAGCACCACGGCTAAATTGCGTTCCTGGAAATTCATTGATGCAATTACCAAGTGACCATTTGAATTTGCATTGTGACTGAATAAGGCCAAAGCCATCGGTTTCAAATGTCCATCCGCTTTGCAGGATTGGATTTGTTAGATCGTTTCCGTATTCAATAATTGGTGTTGGTTCGGGCATAATTATTTATCGTTCATATTGGGTGCTGGAGAATAATTTGTTGGGGTATTCTCGGAAACCCTTCCTGTGTTTTGGGCTGTTTGCTGTGCGAAAGTTTTAATTGCTGCTGTATCATCGGCCATTTTCTGCATAGGCGACCAGCCGACAGCGCCGAATATATCACCACCACCCATTTGTTGTAAAGTGTTAGCGCCTAAAGCGGCTTGCATCATTGGAAGATCTATTTTCTCTCCTGGTTCAACAGGCGTTTCCTTGCTCTTACCTGTTAAAACTTCATTAACCATAATAGCACTTGAAACGCTTGATGGTAATGCAAGCATCGCCATTTTTTTCAAAAATGGATGTTTTTCAAAAAATTCACCAATTTTATCCATTCCTTTGTAAAAATTATCCAAAGACCTTCCAAGCGCTTCCATAAAAACGACCCCAATATTATTCCAAAATATATCCCAATTATTTGAAAAACGCTCTAATGCTTTATTGGCAATATTTGTATTTGTAAACATCCTATCACCATAATCTTTCATAGCATCAGACGATCTGTTAATCAATGGTAACAATTCTTGGTAACTTGAACCAAGCAAAGAGTTGGCCAGCGTATTCATTGTGGCAGCATCTGTTCCAGCCAAATGTGCCTTTTGTAATAATTTTATTACATCATCAAATTTAACAGTTTTGTTTTTGATGTCATTTAAGTTTACACCAAGACGCTGAATCGTGGCTAAAAAATCTCCACCTTTCAAGGATGCTTCACCAGCCCGCTTATTAAATTCGGCATTGGCTTTTGCTAAAGTTTGCATACCAAGACCAGAAGCAATTGCCGCACCTTTCAATTTTTGAATCTCTTGGGTTGTGAGATTCATCGCTCTGGAAAGATTTACCAATTCCCTTGCCTCATCGGCATATCTTTTAATTAAATCATAACCTTGTTTTATTAAGCCAGCTATTGCTATACCAATAATAGTAATTGCACCAAGAAGTTTACCACCAATCATCGTTGCAATACCCTCTGGGCTGGTGAAATCCTTCTTTGAGAAATCAATTAACTTCTGCTCGGCTGTTTTCTCTGGTGCCCCAGATTTCGATTGTCCCTTGGTTTTCTTATCAATCTCGTCAATCATACGACCCGCCTCACCCATCGCCTTACGCAAGCCGTCAAGGTTCGCTCCAATGTCTATTTGTAAATCGGCCATATTAGTTGATGTTCATTTTCTTTTTGTAGGCATTAACCCTGTCGTGGAATGATTCCAATTCCTTTTCTTCATCCGTAGTCAGAATGTCGATTTTAGCACCTTCGTAAATGGAATGGGATAAGGCCATCCAGATCGCTTCACCTTCGGGCATCGTCCAAGCTTCTTCCATCGTGCAACCATTCCTTACCAGATTGGAAACGCAGCCAAGCACCCAAGGGACATTGTTTTTTGTGCCTTGTTTTTTATCCCAAGTTTTCGGATAGGAACAGGAAATATTCATAATTCCCATAATTGTCCCTACCGATTTAACCATTTTCTTTACGCTAAAGACGAGCAAGAGAAGGTGGTATTTATCCCGCAAGGATAATGGTTTAACCATATCCTCTTTGTCATATGTCGAAAGAATCTTTACTGCATTGATGACATCGACAGGGTTAAACTTCGTGGCATTAGGATTAAGGAAAGGGGATTTAATTGCCTCTAAAGCGATTCGATGCCGTAGGCAGAAAGGCAGAATTGTCCTGCCACAAACCTTGTTTTGTTTGGGCAAGACAGAAACTGCATTTATGTATCGAGCATCCATCGTGTAAGGATGCCGAGAGATTAAGCAATCTCTTGGTATTTTACTCCCTTAACAGATACCTTACGGAAATCTTTATTGGTTCCCTTGTCGTCGATAGACTTGAGGATATAGTTTACACTATTCCAGGAGAATGTATCACCAATGCTTGGGAGAGTTGCTGTCGCCAATAATACACCTTCTAAAGATACTTCGAGAAAACGGTCATCGAGACGATTTGTGATAATCTTACCTTGCTCGTCGGCAACTTCGACATCTAATTTGAAGGTATTAGAAATATCGTCCGATTGAACGGTCATATAGGTCGCTGTTCCACGGAGACCGAAAAAGTGTGCTATACCAAAATCTTCTGATGTGTTTGCCATAGGTTTATGATTTTAGCCGTATGTCAAGGTTGGGTAGGAAGCACACCCCAAACCGTATATTCTAACGAATTTCCATACCTTCTTTGGGACATACCTTCCTCGTCATTGACAATCCACATCGAGTAAAGTTGTCCATCGGTAGTTGGGTTGAATGTGGCTTGTATAGCCGCCACATCTCTTAAATATCCAATAACGCTAATGACCCTATTGCTGTGGGCTTCAAGGGTTTCATCATCGGCGGAGCTGTAAATGTAAATCTTTAGGTTAGCCGTATAATTGCCGAGGGTGTTAGATCCAAGGTCGGAAACGGCTTGGCTGGATTCAGCGTGGCAAATGATAATGGGGATAACACGAATCTCATCTGTAATGCCCTTATGGATTTCAACATCCTGCATTTTGCTTTGCAGATAAGAAACAATCTTTTCCTCAAGGATTCTTCTAAAACTATAAAATGATGGAGTTGTCATTGGTTGGTAAGTTGCTTGTAGGGATTGCTTCGCATATGCGCAATAACTGCCGTTAAGTTTTTCTTGTTACTATTGCTCGCAATCAAATGTGAAACCCTGTTTCTAATTGCAAAATCTCTATGGTCTTTGGCCATCTTGAGCCAGCTCCAGGATTGAGGAAGGACGGTTGCCATTTCTTTAGACCCAATTCGTATATTAGGATTATTTTCCTCAAGGCGATTAACAAAAATCATTCGATCAAGCGGCAAGGATTGTAAAAAGCTTGTTCGCATTTTTCCAAGTTTTAATCCAGCCCAATACCAGCCAGATTTCAATTTACCGACCCTTGCTTGAACCCTCTTAATATATCTTTCGACAACCTTAAAATCATCAACAAAATAAAGGCCATCAATTTTGCCTTTTGTTACTCGGTATCTTGGCTTTCCTCTGATGCTTTCGTGGATAGATTTAATTGTGCTTTCAGTTGTTCCAATAACGAATTTTGCCTTTTCCTTAACCGCTTTCTTTTGCGATTTTTCAAAGTTTTCATAATCTGTTTGGGTGAACCAGCCCGCTTTAGCGTGTTTATTAAACACGGCTTTAGGATAACGAGGTAATGGCAATTTCAACTTTTCACGAATCCAAGCTTGGAAGATTGCCAAGTTGCCATATTTGGCCACCTGTCCTGGTGTTGCTTGTGCAATCGGAGCAAAGATTTTCCTTACATCCCTATCCACAGCATTCATTCCCTGCTTCTTTGCTTTTCCATCGAAACCATATCCATCTGGACTTGCTTGTGGACCAACCCCAGAGTAAGGTGGTGAAAATCTAATCATATCTTTACAAAATAGATTGCCTTGCTCCTTAACAACTTCCTTCAAATCCCGTTTTAACAAGATAGAGTATAATCCAATCAGATTCTGAAAACGCTTGGTATCAAATTTCATCGATACCCGCAACCTACCCTGCAAAATCTTTACTTTGGCGCTACCAGAATAAGGATTTGAATTGTTATTTCGTCCTGCTCTGCTCATTGCACCTTGGTTTGAACCTTACAGATAATCCAAGCGGATGGAGGACGATCCGTTACCGACATAATGCGGTATTGGTTATTTGCAAAGGTGATAATATTGCCAAAAGCGATAAGTCCAGGATTGGCCACCGAATCCGTCCTTAAAAACTTCACATCAAAGGATGTATGATTAACGAAACCGCCCGTTTCAATGTCCTGCATTACGGATGGCTCGCTCATTAGGGCATTTAAGGGTATTGGCTGGCCGCTGGGGACATTTTTAACAGTAACTTGCTTGGGAATCTCCCCAAGGATTTCAAAGGCGTCAGAAGCCCATTCTGATTGAATCGATGCCATAACTTTAGCCAAGTGTCAAAAAAAAGACCCCCCCTTGGCAAAAGGGAGGGTCCGTATTTTCGCAGTTGAAGGGATATACCCTTCAGAAAACTTACGATGTGAAGGAAATGCGCTGGAGAGCGTTGGGGTTACCAACAGCCGAACCAACGAGCCAGAGAGCAGACATATTGTGCTTACCAGCTTGCCAATTATACCAATAGCGGAGAGCAAACGAGAATTTGCTGTCTGGGTCGGTAACAACCATTTGCTCACCACCACCCGTTGTTGGGGTAGCAGGAACACGGGTCACAATTACGAGTCCCTCTTTGCAGGAGGCCACACCATTCAATCCTTGTGTGAAAGCATCACCAGAGGTTGGGAAACCATTGTATTCGCTGATGCTGAAGCCGTGCAACTTCTTGTCGATAGCGTTATTCTGAATTACATCAGAAACACCATAGGAGTAAGTTGAAGCAACGGATGGGTCTTGGACGAGTTGTCCGAGAGCATCGGGCGAGAGAAGGAGTTTGCGATCCTTGTGAGGAAGGTTGGCTTTGGTCAGAGAGGTTGCAGCGTTAGCGATAGCAACACGATTGAAACCAGACTTTGCACCAGAGTAAGCAGCGTTTGCAAAGTTAGCAGAAGTAACTTTGGAAAGCACATCGTCGAACAAGCTCTTTTGGACAGCGTTGGCCATAGGAGCAAAGAATAAACGACGCAGACGCTCTAACGAGAGGGTGCTTGCTTCGTAGTCGCTGAAAGCAACATCGACATACTTCAAGTCAGCGATGGTAACTGCAACATCCGTTGAAACGGCATTAGCAGGAACGAAACCATTGGCTTCATTGAAGGTCGTTGCGGTGAAGGAATCAGCGTAACGAGTGTGGACAGTCGTGCCTCGCTCGGCTACATAAGAGCCAAAGTCGGTGACTGCGATTTCGGTCAAAGGAACCAATTCTGGAACCAATGTGCGTAGGGATTCTTCTGCAACGAGTTGCAGGGTTAATCCACCAATATTGTTAGACATAGTGTATGTTTAGGGGTTGGAAATTATCGTAAACCAGCCGCACGGAGAATAGCCGTGCGATTCTTGGTATAAAATTCTGATGCTTGTTTAGCATCTTTCTGCTTCAGAGAAGCCCATTCTTGGGCAACTTCTTCGTCAGACTTGGATTGAGCAACGGATTCG